TCCTGCAGTTCTTATAAACACTGCAGGAACTGATCTTAGTGCAGCGAAGGGCTGGCCTTGGCATAAGTTTCATTATATTTTGTATTGTAAGTTGACATATTGGATTCCCCATCAGTCAAAATAACAACATTCGTTTTTTGAATCTTGTTTTTGTTTTTGAACTCAGGAATGATGGAGTTCAAAACAACAATAGTATCATTAAGAGGAGTTCCACTCAAGTCAATTCCAGCAGGACAACAAATATTACCACTACCAGCATTAGCAGAACGCCAGAGATTTAGCATAGATTCTTCAAACTTACTATTGTTAACTTTACTGGTAACAAAATTAAGCAGCGAGAAATAATTAGAAATTTTATAAGTAAACTCTTTCTCTTTATGGCATGGTTCGGAACTGTCACTACGATAATGCCACTCGTTAGTGAAAGCATAAACTTCAAATGGGATTTGAGTTTTACGACAGAACCAGCAAAGATTCATCAACTGCTTCACTGTAGCAACAAGGTTTCCTGCCATAGAACCAGACCAGTCGAGAATAAAAATCATGCCATGATTCTTACCTTCGGGAACAACAGCAACTTTACGAAACAAATCTTCGTTATACTTGTAAGTATGAAGTTTTGAGCTATCAAGAACGCCTGTCTTATTCAACATAATACGTTGATAAGCATCAGCAGATTTTTTACACTCAAACTCCTTTACAAGATAGTTAACTTCTTTTTGAGATTCTTTCTTGAACTTTTTATATTCTTCATCAACATTATTCAAACGTTCAGTATTGAAATAATTTGAATAGAATCTGGTGATGTGTTTTGTGAGTTTATCGTTATCAATAATAACTTTAGAAAGGTCTACATCTGGAAGTTCAATATAAACGTCATCAGATTGAAACTTGTCAATCAAAGTTTCAGACATTTTATCAAAGTTACTTTGAGTTTTAGAAACTCCTTCACCTTTCAAATCGCCACCAATAGGCAATCCATCATTACCAGATTCATCTTGACCAGAAGGTTCTGCTTCTTCATCATATCCAGAAGTGCTTTCACCTTCACCTTCTTCGCTTTTGTTTTCAGAATCGCTTTTCTGCTCACTGTTAGGTTGACTATCAGATTCAATACTATCTCCACTACCAGATTGCTGTTGAGTTTGAACATCAGAAGGAATCTCAACAGAATCTTTCTTATGCTCTTTAATGTAATCACAAATCTGCTTACAGATTTCAATCACATCTTCAAAAGTTTCACACACATCAATCAGTTCAATAAAATGCTGTTCATCTTCACTGAAAGGAACATCAGAATACAAACCAATTTTGTAGAACAGATTGATACGGTCAATCAAAGACATAGTGGAAAGGTCAGTTTCTTTGATGCCAAAGAAATCATCACGATTAAGTTCTTGATAACCAGTAAAGAATGTCTTTGCCAAACCAGGAAACTTACGCTTCATAAGTTTCTCGATACGAGCATCTTCAACGATGTTGACAAAATCTTTCGGGATATTACTACTAAAGATTTCTTCCCAACCATCAACGGGAGTATAAAGAGCATGACCAACTTCATGACCCACAAGCAGGTCATAGACATTGACAGATGCTCGCTCCCAGTTTGGAAGCGTAAGCACACGACGCTTCACATCAAAGGATGCCGTGGAAACTTTCTTGTGCTCAATAATAAGGTTCTCAGTAGCAAGAAGACGGGCGAGTGTGCCTTTGATTTCTTTGTAAGACATCGGTGTTTTGTTTAACTGAAGTCAGTATACACAAAAAAAGAGGGGCATCAACGCCCCTCAGTCCACTTCCGAAAGTGCCACACGGGGGACACTGAAGTTCTTTATCTTTTCAAATCGTATAGTTTTATCAAACCTATCAGACATACCTTCCTTATGTGAGATAACAAATACATTTGTATTATTATCAAAGTTCTTTAGTATCCATCCAAGTTCGGTGCTACCGTTAGAATCCAAAGACCCATCAAATATTTCATCTAAAATGAGTAGGTTAGTATCCACGCTATTCTTAAGTTTAGCAACAGAACGCCAAGTAAGCAACAAAGCGATATCGATACGAGCTTTCTCTCCCTCACTGAAAGATTCATAACTGAAGATATCTCTGTGTCTTGATTTAATTGTTTCTTCAAAGTTTTCATTTAATGTAAAGTTTACATAAAAGTCCATGTTCTGTAGATAATCATTAATTAAAGTATTCATCACTGGCAAATACTTTTTAATGATTCTGGTTTTGATACCGTTGTCTTTAAGAAGTTTAGAAGCAACAAATAAACAGTCACGTTCTTCTTTGACAACTGCCATATCTTTTTTTAATCTTTCTAACTCAGCATTCATCTCTTGAAGTTTTTCTTTTTCTTGAGATGAGTTAGAGTTATTGTTCTGAAGTTCTTCTATTTCTTTCTGTAAAGCAGAAGATTCCTTTTGGTAACGTGAGATTTGAAACTGTTGGATTGATATCTCATTTGATATGGTTTTAATATCATTAGAGATTCTTACAAATTCTTTTTCTCTTGTTTCTTCTTGTTCTATTGTTTCATCAAGTTGCTCCATACCTTTACGAAGTTCTTTGATTGAACTCATGATTTCATCAACCTTAGCATCTCTTAGAGATTCTGTGATGTCCTGTGTACAGGTTGGGCAAGTGGTATTCTTGACAAAAAACTGATGTTGATTTTTGTGGTTAGAAAACTTTTGTTGGATTTTTCCTTTAAGGTTTGTCAACTTTTTAATTTTCTCAGTAGCAGAAGAATATTTTTCTATCTCACTATTAAGTTCTTTTTGTTTCTCTAAAAGTCCATGACAGATTTTATCTGATTCTGTTTCTTGTTCCCACAACTCGTTTAGTTTTACTTTCTTTTCTTTGATATCATTTTCAGTTCTGCTTTCAATATCTTTAATGAAGGACTCTTGCATGGTTATCTTTTCGGCATACATATCCAATTGATAATCACGGTCTTTGATATCATCATTAGCAATCTTTAACTTTTCCTTAAGATTTGAGTTCATTACAGAAAAGATTTGGATATCAAGAATATCCTCGATAATTTCTCTACGTTGTGCTAACGGCAATCTCATGAATGGAACAAACGTAGATGAACCAAGAACCACAATCTGTGTGAATGATTTGTAATTCATCTTCAAAATGTTCTGCTCAAGAAACAATTGATATTCTGAAGTAGATGAGTTCTGGTCTAACAGTTGGTCATTTTGATAGATTTCAAATATTCCTGGTTTGATTCCACGTCTGATTAAAAAGTTATTCTTACCAATATTAAACTCAACTTCTGTTACACAATCTTTTTCATTGATGCTATTAACCAACATCGGTTTGTTAATTTTACGAAATGGTTTGCCAAACAAACTAAAAGTTAAAGCATCAAGCACTGTGCTTTTTCCTGCTCCGTTGGCACCAATAATTAGATTCGTTTTATTTTCTGTTAGATTAATTTCTGTGAATACGTTGCCAGTAGAAAGTAGATTACGCCATCTAATTTTGTTAAAGATAATCATAAATCTTGGGGTGGAATAATTAGTTCATCTGGAGTGATTATAGCATACTTTTGGTCTTTTTCTTCACAGATATTAATGATATCATCAGCATCTATTTCAACAAGTGCCAATTCTGGTATGTCTTTTATATTAGTTGTCATTTCATGGTATCTCATGGCATCATCCCGTTCTTCAAAGATTGGAATTACTTGGTCACCGAAGTCATCTCTTATACAAAAGACACCGCTAACTTCTTCTGCCAGAGTGAGAATAAACATTACTTCGCTTCACAACTTTCAATATATAGAGATTTCATAAGGTCTTTTAGAGATTTCTTATCTACGGTCATCTCTACTTCATCAATGTATTCATTAAGCAAACTTAACGTATCCTTAATTTCGATATCATCATCGGTTTTTTTCCGATCTTCCTCCAAAAAGTTTTCAATAATTTTTAAATCATGAACACCAGCATCATACAGTTGGTTAATCATCTTATCAAAAGCATAGTAGTCTGTTTTGTTTTCTACGACAACCTTGACAAAAGTGTTTGAATACTCACTGGGATTGATGCTGAAATTACCATCAGCATCATCATAATAAATTTTCTGGAAAATCGAGTACGGGTTTTTAACAAATTGTAACGTATTAGTAGACGGTTCATAGATATGAAATCCTCGGGGATCTTTATAGTCGTTCCAAAACATCTCGTAAGGATTGCCGAGATAAGTGATATTACCACGACTTGATTTGTGATGGAAGTGCCCCGAGAATACCTGTTTGAATTTAAAGAATACATCTGGATCCATACCTCCTTCGTGAAGCATACCAGGGGAAACCTCAAAACCATTTAGTTCAAGATGTCCCATTACTATTTTAGCTCTGGTATTTTTAATGTGCTCCATTGTCTCATCATAGTTCTCATTGTTAATCCAAGGAAGCATCAAGATGAGTTCGTTATCAATCTTTACAGTTTCTGGTTCAGCGTAAACATCGATGTTTGGATAATCTTTCAGCAATAAATCTGGAGCATTAATATCATTTGTGTTTTTATAGTATACACAATGATTTCCAAGAATCATATGGACATGGACGCCCATATTAAAAAGGCGGTCGAAATAATAACGGCGAACACGAGCCCAAACATTATAATCAATGTTCTTACGATTGTCAAAAGTATCTCCAAGGTCAATAACGGTTGATATCCCTCTTTCCTCCAGTGTCGGAAAAAATACATCATCGTAGAACTTCTTGAAATATTCCCAGAAAATAATGCTACCTTTTCGTCCGTCCAAATGACAATCTGTTATAAGTGCTACAGTCATCGATTCATTTTTGTTTCAAGGTTTTCTTTAATGCTTCCCATATCAGCATACGATTGATTCATACCAATCATATCAGAACCGTAGTCATCTGTGTGCATGACCTCATCAAATCCAGAACGTTCAAGTATTTTCTGTTTAATATCTAGTTGCTTTTTCTCTTTAGAAATTCTACGAAGGAAAGCAAACCAAATAATCTGAGTGAAGTAAGCAAAAGGATTTTTAGATTTATCTGGATTGAAGTTATCAATATACTGAACACAGTTTTCAATACCATCACTAATCATATCCTCACGAAACATGTAGTTGACAAAGTTAGGTTTGAACGAAAGGTGTGTAGCAATTTTCAGAAAGCAGTCCCCAATGTAATTTGGGATACGAGGACGAGGAAGGTCTTTCTTCTTCGCTAACTCTACCTCATCCTTATAAGCAATAATCGCTGCTAAGAAATCTTTGTTATTAACATAATACTCTTTGCTCTTCGTTCGTGCCATAACACATTGTCTCTAAATCGTAAGTGTCTGTATTGTAACAAATATTTGAGCATTCGTCAAGGGGGGTTGACAAACCTCATAAAATCCAGTAGAATAACTCTGTCAAGGGTTCAAGGGACATATTAACTTTTATTAAATATATCTTCAAGATATTTTTTAGTTTCCTTTATAGAACCTAAGTATCCCATTCTTCTACTGAATGACTTAGGTTCTGTTTTATTACTTTGAGGTATATTTAATTCATTATTAATTGATTTAATATAATAACTCTCTACTCTTTTATCTAACTCTGTCATAGTAATTACTTGTTCCATTTTAATAATAAACATTTCATCATATGAAGAATTAATCCAATCTTTTAAAATAAATCCATCTACTTCTTCTCCATCTATTGATGTTTTAATTGTATTAACTACTTTTGGTTTATCAAGTAATAAACTATTTTCTTCTGTTAAGTAACATACTTTAGCTATAATCTCTTCTCCAGAGATTAATTTTATTGTTGAATAAAACTCTTCTTCCATAGTTTACTTCCTTAAATCTATTTTTATTGTTTCATGTTTAAAGTTCTCTTCTTGATAAATTTTTATTCTTTCGTATAGATGTCTTAATGTATAATTCAATCTATTATCAGTAGAGATATCATCAGCAATATCATAAAGAGTTGCTATATCTTTACCTTCTCCTTTTCTTAAAACTCTACCTATAGATTGTAGATTCCTTACTCTTGATTTTGATGGAGAAGCAAAGATAATATTATGTAATTTTTTAATATTAATTCCAGTACTAAATGTTCCATAAGAAGCAATAATTACAGCATTACTTTCGTTCTCAATAATACTTCTTACTTCTTCTCTTTCGTCTACATCT